TGGCATCCGCGTTCATGGTCCAGGCCAACGGCGGGTTCAACAGCACGCCGGCCCGCGACCTGCGCGACCCTGTATCGACCGTGACCACCAGCGGTAGCCAGCAGCAGCTGATCGCCGCCCACCTGTGCACGCTACGCAGGAATAGCGTGGGCCGCGACATGCGCGAGCCAGTGCCCACCGTCACGGCAGGGGCCGAGCACCATGCCCTGATCCAGTACCACCTGTCGCCCGAGCAGGAGGCCGGCGCCCTGCGCTGCGCAGCCTTCCTGATGCGCTACCACGCCAGCGGCGGCCAGTGGGCGGACCTGCGCGACCCGATGACCACCATCACCACGCGCGATCGCCTGGCGCTCGTGACAGTCTGGCTCAAGGGCGAGCCCTGGGTGATCGTGGACATCACGCTGCGCATGCTGGTGCCGCGCGAACTCTACAACGCTCAGGACTTCCCCCCTGGCTACGTCATCGACCGGACCGCCTCCGGCAAGCCCCTGACGAAAACCGCCCAGGTCCGCATGGTCGGCAATTCCGTGAGCCCGCTGCCCATGCGGCTCATCGTGGCCGCCAACTACTCGGAGATCTCGTGCAGCGCAATGCGACGCGCGGCCTGATCACTGCGTCACCCAAAACCCGGCCCGCTCAATGCGGGCCGCTTCATTTCTGCATCGACATGTCCAAGACCACACCTCAGAAGCCCTACACCCCACCGACCAGTTGCTACCAAGGCACGGAACTGAAACCGCATCCAGGCCTGCCGGCATCGCGCTTATATGCCTTCACGCTGCCCAGCCGCGTCGGCGGGCATCTGTACTACCCCGCGCCCGCGCGCCGCGTCGAACCTTTCCCAGCCTGATCTGGAGCCTCTGATGACGATGATCAACACACCTCTGGTGCTGCTGGCACAGCAGTGCGGCGGCACCTTTCACACGCCCGGGCCGACGCGCGCAATTCGCGGCATGTGCTTCACCTTCGAGCAGTTGGAAACACTGGCGGAGCAGCTGCGCTCGAAAGCAGCTGCGTCGCCCAATACCCACCAGGCCCAGGCTCCGGAACTGGCCGCGATGCCGAATGAGTGAAACCGCGCTCACCCTAAAACAGGCAGCCGAACGACTGCAGGTTTCCTACGGAACCATCTTCGAAAGGCGGCATGAGATCGCCTTCCGCCTACCCGGATCGCGCATATGGCGCATCTGGCCATCCGCCCTTGCCGCCCTCAACAAACCTCGCAACAATGTCACCCGGCTATCGTTGCGGAACCAGGATAGTGAATGCCCATCCGCAAAGATCAAACTTCCGGAATCTGGTGGATCGATCTACGCACGCCAAGCGGCGAAAGAGTTAGACGATCTTCTAAAACGACCGAGCGCAAGGCAGCTCAGGAATACCACGACCGCCTGAAGGCGGAGATGTGGCGGCAGGACAAGCTGGGAGAGCAGCCGCAGCGGCTTTTCGAGGAAGCTGCCGTTCAATTCCTCCGCGCCTCTGCTGGACAGAGCGACTACGACACCAAGGTTCGGCACGTCGCATATTGGCGCACCGTCTTCGGCGGCAAGCCCATCAGCTCTTTAACAAGCGACGTGATCCTTGACAACCTGCCCACGCACTTCGTGCGCCACGGCTCCACGGTGCAGCGGCCCACGTCGCAGAGCACTAAGAATCGGTACATCGCCACACTGCGGACGCTGCTCAACATGTGCGAGAAGATGCAGTGGCTTGGCCGCGCGCCCATTCTCAGCAACTACCGGGAGCCGGCGGTTCGCATACGGTTCCTGACCCGCCAGCAGGCCCGCGCTTTCATCATGGCCTTGTCTCAGGACTGGATGCGGGACATCTGCCGCTTCGCCCTTGCCACTGGCATGCGGAGCGCAGAGATCCTGACCCTGACCTGGGACAAGGTGGACCTCAAACGCTCCACCGCATGGGTCAGCGCCGACGCCTCCAAATCGGGCTCCGCGCGCGTGGTCCCGCTCAACATCGAGGCGCTGGACGTGCTGAAGGGGCGCCCCAAAGGCGTCACCGTCTTCACGCGGCCCACCGGGGCCCCGGTGAAGCAGGTCGATGCGCGAATTCTTGCCCGGGCGTTCGCAGCTGCCGGCGTCGAGAATTTCCGCTTCCACGATCTGCGGCACACCTGGGCCAGCTGGCATGTCCAATCCGGCACGCCCCTGTTCGTGCTGAAGGAGCTGGGAGGCTGGAAGACGCTGGAGATGGTGAAGAAGTACGCGCACCTGGCGCCGGAGCATCTGGCCCAGTACGCAAACGCGGTCATGTTTTGGTCAGAGCAGACCACCGAGGACAAGAAAAAAGCCCTTACGCTTGTGGCGTAAGGGCTTGATTTCATTGGTGTTTATTTGGTGGGTCCTGCGAGATTCGAACTCGCGACCAACGGATTAAAAGTCCGCAAAAAAGGCATTTCTTGATATTCCTCGTTGTTGATTTTTTCATGTAAATCAACAACATACATATTTTCATCTACTGAACTGTATTCCGATAAATGCCGAAAAATTGATGCACTCGGCTACGGCACGGCTACGGCGGGTAGACTCTGGGCATGGCCCGCCCTTCCAAAAATCAACCAGTGGACTTGTCCACGCCCATCAACATCACCCCCGGCGTGATCGAACGCCTCGTATGCCCAGAGGGCAAGGACCAGGCATTCCTGCGTGACGCCCTGGTCCCCGGGCTGCGCGTGCGCGTGTCCGCCCACGGCGCAAAGTCCTTCGTCTTCGAGCGCAAGGTCGGCCAGAAGACCGTGCGCAAGACACTGGGCGATGTCCGCGTGCTGACCGTGGACGAGGCCCGTGCAGCAGCCCGACGTGCCCACGGCGCCCTGGACGCTGGCGAAAGCCTGAGTGCGCCGGCCACCGCGCCAGAGCCTGCTCGCAATGCGACGGTGCAAGAAGCGTGGTCGGCGTATCTCGCAGACCGACAAAGCCAGTGGGGCGAGCGCCACTATGCAGACCACGTGAAGATGTCCGCCCCTGGCGGAAGGAAAGCAGCCCGAGGCACCCGGGGCCGTGGCGAGACCGTGCCAGGCATTCTCTATCCGTTGATGGCTCTGCCTCTGACGGACCTGACCCCCACGACGATCGAGGCCTGGGCCGCCGAGCAAGCCAAGACGGGCCCGACCCAGGGGCGCCTCGGTGCGCGGATGATCAGCGCCTTCATCAACTGGTGCGAAGACCAGCCCGCCTATGCAGGCCTCGCACCCCGTGGCGCGGCGGTCGTGAAGACGAAGCGCGTGCGCGAGACCCTGGGAAAGGCGCGAACCAAGAGCGATGCGCTCCTGCGGGAACAACTCGCCCCCTGGTTCCGCGCAGTGCTCTCCATGAGCAACCCGGCCATGTCGGCATACCTGCAGGTGCTGCTGCTGACAGGCGCGCGGCCAGGTGAAGTTCGGACCATCCGATGGGAGGACATTGACTGGGCTTGGGCAGGCCTGAGCATCCGGGACAAAGTGGAAGGCGACCGCATCATCCCGCTGACGCCCTATGTTCGCTCGCTGATCGACAGCCTGCCGCGACGCAGCGAATGGGTCTTCACCAGCGCGGACGGGTCGTGCCTCTACAGCCCCAACCACGCGCATGACAGAGCCTGCCAGGTTGCAGGTGTGCCGACCGTCACCCTCCACGGGTTGCGGCGCTCGTTCAAAAGCCTGACCGAGTGGCTGGAAATGCCCGCTGGCGTCGTCGCCCAGATCATGGGGCACAAGCCCAGCGCGACTGCGGAGAAGCACTACACAGTGCGGCCTCTGGATCTGCTGCGCATGCACCACGAGAAGATCGAGGCCTGGGTTCTTGCCCAGGCGGGCGTGCCGTTTGTGGCACCCAAGATAGGCCAACGGCTGCAAGTTGTTTAGCATTTTGCGAAATCAACGTATCGCAATTTAGGCAAATGCGATAACATTCCGACATGTGGACGACATCGGGTCGTCCCATTGATCGGAGATATCGCATGAACCGCTTCGGCCAACAGCCGCCCGCCCTCGAAACCCTGGCGGTGCCCACCGTGGACACAGCCACGGCCGCCCACTACCTGGACCGTTCGCCCCAGACCTTGCGGATTTGGGCCTGCAAAAACAGTGGGCCCATCGCGCCGCGCCGCGTCGCCGGCCGCCTGCAGTGGTTGGTCTCCGACATCCGCAAGGTATTGGGCGTGCAGCCATGAGAGCTGTTGACCTCTTCGCCGGAGCTGGCGGATTCAGCACTGGCGCCGCGCTGGCCGGCGTGCCCGTCATCTGGGCTGCAAACCACTGGCCCCTGGCTGTCCAGTACCACGCAGCGAACCATCCCGACGCGCAGCACCTGTGCCAGGACCTGCACCAGGCTGATTGGAGCCGCGTACCCGCGCACGACCTGCTGCTCGCCTCTCCCTGCTGCCAGGGACACAGCAAAGCCCGGGGAAAAGCCAGCGGCAACCCGCAGCATGACGCCAGCCGCAGCACTGCATGGGCAGTCGTCAGCGCCGCCGAGTTCCACCGCCCGCGCGCCATCGTGGTCGAGAACGTGCCCGAGTTCTTAGCCTGGTCCCTGTATCCCGCCTGGCGCACGGCCATGGAGGCACTGGGCTACATGCTGTCGCCACACATCGTGGATGCCGCCGACCATGGTGTGCCCCAGCACCGCGTGCGCCTGTTCCTCGTGGCAACGCGCAGCCGCTCACCCCTGGTGCTGGATCTGCCGAAGCGCGAACACGTCCCGGCCAGCTCGTTCCTCGACTTCGAGGCAGGGAGCTGGAGACTGATCAACAAGCCTGGCCGCTCCTGTGCAACCCTGGCGCGGGTGGCTGCCGGCCGAGCCGCCCACGGAGACCGCTTCCTGGCCCCGTACTACGGCAGCGGGTCGGGCACCACTGGTCGCAGCATTCACCGGCCGATCGGCACAGTGACGACAAAAGCGCGCTGGGCCCTGATCAACGGCGACTACATGCGCATGGTGACCGTTCCCGAAAACTGCGCGGCCATGGGATTCCCCAAGGACTACCAGTTGCCCGCGCAGATCCACCAAGCCACCCACCTGCTGGGCAATTCCGTGTGCCCACCCGTCGCCTGCGACGTGATCAGCACTCTGGCCGCCCAGCTCTGACCGCCCCATGACCCCGACCCCACACCCGACCTGCCAGCAGCTGCTGCAGCGCGCAGGCCACGTCATCAACACCACTGCCAGCGCCTGGTGCCTGGCCCCCGTCTCTTCTTGAAAGGCTCCCTATGCAAATCGCAGAACACCACCGCGAACAGTTCGAGCTCGCCTATGCGACAGCCTGGGCCAAAGACCGCGAAGGCGGCGAAACGCCCGAGCAGCTGGCGGCCGAGATCAAGTCCTGGCGCGCCGGCGATACCTATGAAGAGGAATTCATCCGCCTGCGCTTCGGCTGGGAGGGCTACCAGTGGGCGCGCGCCAGCCAGTGCCTGGCCCAGATCGAGGAGCCGGCCCAGCCCGTGCTGTACGTGAGCCCTGGGCAGTTGGCGAACCACAGCAACCCGGAAGGCCCGGAAAGCGCGAAAGCCGGACGCTACCTGCCCGCGCGCAAGACCCCAGCGGGCAAGTTCATCCAGCCGCTCTACGCCGGGGCAGCTCCTGCCGCCGTGGCGGGGTCGGACCTGAACCCAGCTGAGGCGGACCTGCCAGACGTTGAGGATATGGCGCACAGCGCCGTGCAGGAAGCCTTGAGCTTTGGCGTCAACCACGACGTCTTCCATCGCTGGATGCGCGCCGTGATGGACAAGACCGTGGAAGCGATGACCGCAGCGCCCGCCCTGGAAGCGCCTGCAGCCCCAGAGCCTGAAACGGTGGCATGGCTCAACAAGCCTATTCAGCTGGTCAACGGCGAAAAGGCAGGCGATCTGCCAGCCACCGTGGATTTCAAGCGCCATGCTGTCGCCCACGAATGGCATCAGGCTGAGCCGTTGGTGCGTCTCTCCGATGCGCTGACCTATGCGAAGGCGCTGGCAGCAGCGCCCCAGGCACCTCGGCTAGGCGAAGATGCGCTGCATCTGCTCCGCAGGCTGCTCTCCAATCAGCACACGTTCACCGGGCCAGAGTTCCGGGCAGCGCCCCAGGCACCTGCTGCTCCTGCAGTGGATGTTTTGTCGCAGGCAGTGCGCGACGTGCTGGCCGAGCGACGGCGCCAGGTGGAGGCCGAGGGCTACGACACGGAGCACGATGACGCCCATGTGATGGGAGAGATTGGCGCCCTGGCAGCGCTGTACCTGATGCCAGATGGCGCGCGTGATTGGGATGCGACCAGCACCACCTACGGCGCCACGCTCGGCCAGTCCCTGCTGCCCAAAAACTGGACCATGCCGACGATGGGTGAAGACCGCCGTCGCGATCTGGTGAAGGGAATTGCCTGTGGCCTGGCTGAGCTGGAGCGCTGGGACCGAGTATCAGTCCAGGCTGGCTACTTGGAGTGCACGCAATTCCATGTGCTGAACCAGTCTGCGCTGGACCTCGACACGGTGGCCGCAGCCCAGGCCAAGGAAGGCGGTGAAGCATGACGCGCCCCGGATACACACCGGCCGTAGATGCGGCATACAAGGCCTATCGGGCAGCGGAAAAGGAGTTGCTCGCCGCAATGCAGCGCGACTACCCGAAGGGTGCCCAGGTGAGGATTCACCACGACCGAGGCCAGTTCGATGCCACTGTCACTGGATGGCGAACCGATGGCGGCCCGGAGATCTGCGTGCGCAACCACCGCACCGGCAAAGGCAGCAAATGGTGGGCCGTGCGAGTCGAGGTCCTCGACGCAGCCCAGGCAGCAGCCAAGGGGGCAGGCGAGCAATGAACGGCGCACAACAAATTCAGCACGAGCGCGAAGCCAGGGACCTGGAAAACCACAGGCAGCGGGTTACGTGGTTGAGCGCTCCTGAGCCGAAATGGAGTTGCGACACCCGCGTGGACTCCCACACACGGCACGTTTTGCTGCTGCAAAGCAAGGCCGCCATAGAAGCGCACGCACAGCGCCCCACTGCGCACAAGGAGAGCTGACATGTCGAAAGTGATTTTTGAAACCATCTCCGGAGACGGAGGAACCGGCCACTACATATCCGACCACCGTTGTGGTGGCGTGAAGCCACTCGGCGGCGGGCGCTTGACTCAGCGCGCAGAACTCAATCCCAAGGAGGTGATAGCCGCCCTCGAAATGAGTACTGCTGGTCGTGCAGCGCTTGCGACATACGTAAAGCGCTTCCAGGAGCGCAAGGAGAGCTGAATGGCAGACATGAATTGCCCCTACTGCGGCGCAGATCAGGAGGCCAACCACGATGACGGCGCAGGCTACGCAGAAGACGTGCTCCACGAACACTGGTGCCGAGCCTGCGACAAGCACTTCGTCTTCGAGACCTTCATCAGCCTGAGCTACGAGGCCAAGAAGGCCGACTGCCTCAATGGCGCACCGCATACCTGGCTGGCCACAAAGACCTGGCCGCCGCAGTACCGCCGCATGCGCTGCATGGAGTGCGGAGAGGAGCGGCAGCCGACGCCTGAAGAACGCGCGGCACTCGACATCCCAGAGCGCGCCCAGGCGCAGCAGAAAGGACCGGCATCGTGAAAACCATTCTCTACGGCCCCGTCACCGAGGCGCACCTGGCCGATGCGTCTCTGTTCTCCGGCATCGACCCGACAGCGTTTGTTACCGACGGAACGCAGAAGCCGCCGGCGACCACGCTGCCTGTCGAGACCATTCCTGTCTGCCCCTTGGTCGGCGACAGCGCGGGCGAGCTGCAGAACCACTGGCGCCTGGTGCTGGCCGCAGACGCCCTGATTCTCGTCGGCCAAAACGACCACCTGCTGCACGCGGCGGGTCGGTACTCCCTCCCGATCTATCACTCGGAGACCTGAACTATGGCCCTAACTTTGCTGGAGCACTCATCCTCCGGGTACGTGGGGCGGACGTTCGCCAACGCCACATCGGCCGACCTGACCCTGGCCTTTGCCTGCGATTTCACGACTGCGGGTGAAAAACTCACCGCCCGCAGCGCCGCAAGCCGTCTTGTGCGTCTACGGCTCTCGGGGGGTGGAGATCCGGCAGAGTCAGCCGTATGTGTTTTACGGGCCAAGGGGGTTCGACCCTTGCAGAGTGTGAACATCGCGGGCAACGGCCTTTACACCCTCGTCCAGTACAGCTGGACGCAGGCTCGCATCAACCAGTGGGTGTATGACGTGCTGAAGCTCGTACACCACACCGCCGACTTACGCACGGTGCGCAGTGGAGGCCAGACCGGTGTCGACCTGGCCGGGCTCGTCGCCGGTTGCGCCCTTGGTCTTCCGACCACCGGTCTGTTTCCACGGGGCTTTCGACAACGCGACGCAGAGGGCATCGACATCAGCCGCAGCGCGGAAGACCTCCATGCTGAAATCAATGGCTGGGTGAGGGCCCTTCGTCGGTGACTGCATTGCTGCACGCCTGCCGGTCCAAGGTCACTTGGTCGAGCAGGCGTTGCACGTCGAGGTCTCGCTGCCGGAGAAGTCCTCGACCTTCGACAAGTAGTTCGACACCCTCGCCTGCCAGTCCGCCGAGGGCTTCAAGCCGATCGAACGCACGCTGGCAGGCAACGGCGTCAGCTGGATCTCCCGAGCGACCACGGGTGGTTGCGGAGGCGAGTTGGTCGCGCAGCCGGCCAGCAGTACGCTGCTCAGCAACAAGCTGGCGGCCCAGAGACTCTTTGTCTTTCGCATAATTCTCTTCCTTCATTTGTTGATCAGCAGCGTGCTGCTGCTCGCGTTTCGCCAATTGGGTCTCGTGGGCTCGTGCAGCCGAATCACGCGAGACGGTCAACTCCGCCGCCTGCCGGCCCGCGTCGGCCAGGTCGAGTTGCAGGCCCAGGTTGCGCAGGTGCAGTTGCTGGACGAGCAGCACCAGCATGCCGATCGCCACCCAGTGCCCGTACCGAGCGAGGGCGGCAATCACGCCAGCACCTTTTTGGCAGCCGCCCACAACGCCAAGCGATCGTCCAAGCCATTCGTGCCTCCGTTGATCTTCTTGGTGATGCCCAAGAAATCGCCCCGATCGGCAAGGGCGTTCAAACCCCGGCTATGCCAGAACCAGGCTGCGGACAAGGCAGCCCAGGCTGGTTGCTCCAGTGCCACGGGGTCTTGCTCGAAGTCCGGTGCCCGAGGCTCGACAGCGCGCAAGGCCCGGGTCGCCGCCTTGTAGTTGTCCCGGCCGGTGACCTGGATGAGCCCTCGACCCAGGAACCGCTTGCCGTCGCCGGGCTCGACGTTGCCCAGGTCCCGACGGCCCTCGTACCGCAGCTGCGCCGCAGTAGGACCCCAGATCTCGCGCACATAGACCAATCGGCCGGATTCGTGCCCCACCTGGGCCAGGAAAGCCGCGATGCGCGCCGGCGAGTCGATGCCGTAGCGCGCGCAGGCTTCGGTAATGGCAGAGGCCCACTGGGTCGCACGCATCAGCGTGGCGCCCGTGCATGCCGAGACGATTTCAGGTGTGAGTTTCATTCTTCAACGTCCTCCAGGGGTAAGTTCGGCGCCGGCCCTTCGATCGCCAAATTGCGTATGTAGACCTGTTGGCCTACCGTGGCTTCGCCCACCACCTGCGTGATGTTTCCGCCCACTTCTTCGACCCGGACAGTCGTGCCGTCAACCGCCAGGACAGTGCCGACTCGCCGCGGTGCGCGCGGCAGCAGTCGCTCAAAACGCTTAAACAGGTTCAACGTGTGTCTCCAAAGTCAGGGTTTGGTAGATCGTCGGCATCGACACGTCGACAGACACGCCGCGCGACAGGCCGATATGGGTGTTGCCGCCTTCGACGTAGCGCACGAAGTTGCCGGGCTTGATGATTCCGGTCTCGGCGAGCACAGGCAGCCGCAGCGCCACCGTTGCGATGCGGCCCGTGTCAGAAAGGATGGCCCTGCCCCGTTGGCGCACCGCGTCTGCATGCGTGATCAAAGGGTCCACCACCGTAGGCGCCGGCAGGTCTCCCGCAGTGCCGGATCGCGTGTATCGACCATGCACGCCGTGCTCCTGGCCGATGACGAATGCGCGGTTGTAGCGAGGCTTCTCCGTCCACTCGAAGCTCTCCTGCGAGGTCACGGCCGCAGGCAACTCGAAGTTCGGGGTCACAGAATCCCACTCCCAAGCGGGCGCGGGATACCGCAGGTGCATGAGCAGCGACCGGTCGGTGTTGTGAGGCTGGACGTATGCGCCGGCGGCCCCTGCCACGGCGTTGACCGCCGAGATGTAGGAGCCGCTGTGGTTGAACACGCCCGCCGGCACAAGCCAGTCGGTCAGGTTCCAGGCGGCAACCGTCCATCCGATGGGCACACCATTCAGGGTCAAGATGTCTTCCACGAGTTGCCGTGCGGTGCGCGGGAACTCGTTGCCGAACGACATTTCAGGGGCATACGGCGCATCCAGTTCCGCTCCCAGGCCCCGGCCCGAAACCCGCAGTTGGGAAGACCCGAACGTGCGGTCTCGCGCGATACGCTCCAGGGCGAAATTGAAGGGCGTGCCATTGATGGTCGCCTGTACGACCACGGGGTCGCCGTCGCTATTTGGCTGGACATCGGCCAGTGCTTGCCCCGGAACTGCAGCTGAGAATTGCCAGGTCCACGAATCCACGTCCAGAGACATGTTCAGCGAGGTCGCGGGAATGATTCGCCCGTTGTCCAGGCGGATGAGTAATGCGCTGTTGATCGTCAAGTAAACCTCCTTTACCGGCACGACAACGGTCGGCTCGGGGTTGACGCCGCCCTTGCAGCAGAAAAAGACCAGCTCGGTGCTGCCCGTCCAGGCCTGCGCAAACACCAGCTCCACGGCACCCCCGGGCGGCGGCACATAGCACGGCGGCGGCTTGGGCGGATCGACCGGTCGGCCCGGCGTGATGCCCGGCGGCGGCACCATGGCGTCCTGATACCGCGCACCGCCCATGACCACGGCCAGCTGCAGGGCGTCGCCCATGCTGCTGGTGTGCCAGGCACCCCGCTGCAGGCCGTCGCCGAAGGCCTGCACGGTGGCGCGGCGCACGCGGATGGCTTCCTGGAATCGCTGCAGCACAGCCGCCTGGGCGGCCAGGGCGTTGTCCATGCCCTGGCGCGTGGCCAGGTGCATGCGGATGGCTTCCTGCCAGGGCTGGGCGGTGATGCCCGCCACGGCCAGGGCGTTGCCCATGCCCTGGCGCGTGTCCAGGCGCAGGCGCTGCGAGTCCTGCCAGCGGTGCACGGTGGTCGCGCCGACAGCCATGGCCTGCCCGCCACCGATGCGCGTGGTGCTGCTGGCCACGGCCGACTGCTGGTAGACCGACACCAGGGCGCCGCGCGCAGCTGCTGCCTCTTCAAACCCTGACAGCGTGCCGCCCACGGCCGGGCGGTCGGTGCGCGTCTGGTAGACCGCGCCGAGCGCGACCCGCGCGCCAGGCAGCCGGATGGCAGTGGCAGCTGTCTTGCGCCGCATGGCACGGATGCCCACGCGGGCGCCGGGCAGGCGGATGGCTGCCCGTGCGACTGCGTCCTCGCTGGAGCTCGAGTCGTCCTCGTTGCCGAACACCAGCTCGTTGGGCGAACCACCGGCCAGCGGACGACGGAAGATCAGCTCGATGATCGCCATGGGCTACTCGATGTAGCTGGTCGGAGCCAGCGTGAGGTAGCCGCCCGCGTACAGCTGCGTGCTGTCCGGGATCTGGATCTGCCCTTCGCCGCCTTCGGCCGACACATCCACGTCCATCACCAGCGCACCCGCCGCAGACACGATGCGGCCCCAGGTCGCAATGCCAGACTCGAGGATCATGGCGCCTGCTGCATCGCGAGCCAGCAGCCGCAGCCGGCCGGCCACGATCTCGCCGCAGGGCTTGGCCAGCGGCAGCTCTACCAGCATGGGCAGGGCCGAGGCCTCTCCGAAGGCGGGCCGCTCGGCGTCTGCAAAGAACCGAACGCAGGCCGTGCCCGAGCCCACATCAAGCAGCAGGTCGCGCAGCCCCTGCAGGCGGGCCTCGTTCGCGGCTATGGTGATCTCAACGCCGCGCAGGGTCATGGCATGGCCTCCGGGGTGACGCGGTCGGCCACAACGGCGCGGAAGTCGCCCTCATGGTCGTAACTCAGGACCGTGTATGCGGTGGTGCTGTCAATGTGCGCGAATTCGTAGTCTCCCTGGGCATTGCTCCAGGTCTCGCGGATCAGCAGGCCATCACGGTCGCGGTACAACCGCACACGGCGCGAGACAGGCACCTTGGGGCTGTTCTTGTCTTGCTGCTCAACAGTGCGCCCACGCACGCGACCCAAGGTGTCGCCTCCCAAAACATAGTCCAGGCGGCCTGCACCAACAGGCGATACCCTGTATGCCCCTTGGTAAATTTCACGCCCGCCCACGCCCACGGCAGTCGTGGGCTGGAGCAAGCTGGTTGGATAAGACAGCTCCGCCATATCACTTAGCGCCAAGGGCCCGTGATATCGATGAAGCCATATCCCGACGGGGCTCCGGCAGAGCCAGAATGCGGAAGTGCCAGCAGGCGACGGGCGCTTATTGCTTCGATCAGGGTCGAGTCACGCTCGAAATACTGAGCGACCTGCGACTGCGGCACGTAGCGGTATCCGGGGACAACCGCCCGTGGCGTGTTGTTGACGATGGGCGCATTGTTCAAGTACAACTGCGAGAGCTTCAATTCACCGTCCACGTCACTCGGGAAAACTCCCAGGCCGGAGTCGGTCCCGGAGCCAGCACTCACGGCTCCTGCGTAGCTCCTGAGATCCGGGGCTACACTGCTGCCCAAACCTGTTACAGCCCTTGGCAAAAAATACCAGTTGCTGGATGCTGTATCTAGGCTGCCATTGTTTGGCGCGGCCGTAACGTTGGATTGTGAAGTCCCCCCGCAAAGCAGACAGGCGTATGCGTCACCGGCTTTGCGCAGCGCCAACATGTCGCCAAACCCCCTGGTGCCTCCTGCGGTGCTGGTCGCAGTGGATGAGGTAGCCGGCGCGGTGTTGTCAACGAAGAAGCGGCTGTCTCCCGCGATCAGCCAACGGGTGGCAGTGGTATTGGCCGAGACACTCTTGGCCCACCAGCAGCCATCAGCCCGCTGCGCGACCGTAGGAAAAGGTCCAGTCCCGGTATCGATGGCCGACATGTTTTCATATGCGCGCAACGATGCGGCGGTCGTGGTCCGGTCATCGACATAGAGATACATGCCCAAGCTCTGCGGATCTGTGGAGCGGTACACGGCCTGGTTGGTCCCAGAAAACGGTTTGGCCCAGCCCAACGCCGCAAACTTGAACGTGATGCCTGTGCCGTTGTCCACGCTGTCGGGCGCGGCCGTGCGGAACTTGAACACGCCGCTGGCCGACTCGGTCACGCGCTGCTCACCGTTGAGCAGGGCCTGCGCGGCGCCGGCGATCAGCAGCACGCTGTCGGGCGTGGGAGGCTGCGAAGCGCCCACGGAAAACTCCACCGTGGCCACGCCGGCCGCCACCGTGATGCGCGTGGCCGCGCGCAGGCCGAAGCCCGTGACTAGGCAGGCATCGAGCACAGCGATCTTGCTGCCGGCCTGGCCGTTTTGCACGGGCGCGCCGTACATCGTCGAGAGAAAGTGCTTGACGCTGGTATCGACAAGGGATGCCATGGGTGATCTCCAAAGAATCAGGGGCGGTCGACGCTGCCGCGCACCAGGTGCTCGAACTGGTAGTCGTCGGCCACAGCCTCGCTGGGCTGCACGGTGCGGATGAGGGCATGGGGGGCAATGCCGCCCTCGGTGTTGATGCGCAGCACGTTGCCGGCGCTCCAACCCTGGCCCCAGCCGAGGGCGCGGATCGTGATGTAGGGCACGCCGCTGATCGGGTTGATGGGCGCGAAATCCACGTTGGTGGAGCCCGTGCCCAGGTTGCCCACGTGCTCGCCGATGAACTCGAAGGTCGTGGCGCTCAAGAAACGGCACATCCAGCGCTCGGGCAGCGCGCCGGCATTTGTGACGACCAGGGGGGCGATGGTGTCGTTGTAGCTGGCCAAGGCCTCGGGGCCGTCGACCGTGTCCTGCCACCTGCTCTGCCAAGTGGCCTGGTCAAACATCACGCTGACGCGAGCGCGCAGCGTTCCTACCATCAGCGCGCTGGAGACCACGGTGCCCATAGGGAACTCATGACTCAGTTGCTTGGTGATCGCCAGCATGCCGTTGATCTGTACATCGCTGACGCGCGCCATCTCTTCGATCCGGTGCTGGAACGTCACGGGCTGGGCCCAGCCCGTAATGTCGCTGACGGTGATCTTGCCGGCCTCCAGATCCACGCTCCAGCCCTGCTGGATACGCTGGCCATCGGCGCCGAGGACATAGGCACGGGAGAGCCGCACTCGGCCGCAGTTGATGACCTGGCCGTTGGTCACAGTGACCGGGCCGACCGTCCCGGTGTGGCCGATCACGATGTAGCTGCCCACGCGGTAGATGGGCACGCGGCCATCGGGCGGCAGGCGCACGGGGTCCAGGCCGATCACGTCCGCGTCCAGCGGCAGGTAGATGTAGCTGACGCTGTTGTAGCGCAGCGTGGTCGGGTCCACGGGCCAGGGGCGCCAGATGCGGTTCGGCTGCACTGCACCGATGTCGTCTGCCGAGTACCACCATTCAGCCTTCTGGGCAGCGGTCAGCGAGGTGTCCAGCACATAGTCGCCGAACTGCAGCTCGACCACGCCGCTCTGGTAGTCGATCTTGCCGCGCAGGTGCGTGCCCGAAATCACGCCGTCGATGCCAGCAGAGGCCGTGATCTGCTCGCCCGTGGCATCGGACAGGTTCATGACAAAGCCGCTGGGCTTGATCGGCGCCGCTGCGGTGCGCATGAAGATGCTGGCCGTGGTCCAGTTCTGGCGCACGGTCCACAGGCTCTCGACCACCAGGTCGGTGGCCGGGCCATCGACCACATAGTCGAAGATCCGCGCCACGCCGCTGGAGTAGTCCAGCGCGCCGGCCACGATGCCCAGGGCCGTGGTCGTGCGGTCGCGCACGAGCACGCCGTCGTAGTCCTCGTAGACATGGCCCATCCACCGAATCCGCACGCTGCCCGGCACGATGTAGTCGGTGGTGTAGGGGCACAGGTCCAGCACCACCGGCTCGGGCGTGAAGTTCATGACATGGTGCTGGGCACTGGCGAAGTCCTCGGCATAGGTCACGGTCACCGTGCTGCCGGCCAGCAGCTCTTCGCTGACGGAGGTGTCGCTGCGGTCGCCGCCTTTGGACACCGTCGAAAAGCTCGGGTCGCTACCGCCGCCGCCCATCGTGGTCTCTTCAAAGCTCAGGGCGTTTTCGTAGTCGCTGTTGTAGCCCTCGGTCTTGCTGTCCAGCTGGACGAACTTGATGTTGAGGAACTTGCCCGCGTAGTTGATGGTGCCGTCCGGGCCGAACGTACCCTGGCCGTCATCGGTCAACAGGTGACGCACCGTGTCCTGGGTCTTGCTGGTCTGGTAGCTGGACCGGCTGTGCGTGGACGATGAGCTGGCCGATGTCTTGGTGGTCTGCAAGACAATGCCTGCGGAAACTCCTGCCATGGTTCTTCTCCCTTGTTCTGATCAAGCGCCCCAGCGCCGGTATTCCACGCCGCCAATGGACTTGACGCCTGCCGTGTACTCGGCATCCGTCCAGACCACGCCATCGACATCGGGCGGCACGTACTGATTGCCCGTGGGCGAACTGGTGGCACCGACCTCGATGTAGACGGACTCGCCGCTGTCGCGCGTGCCGCCCTGGGCCATGTACTTGCCCGTGGTCGATCCATCGGACAGCGGTACGCGCGAGGTGATGACGGGCGCAGGCGCCGGTGGCACCTGGGGCAGGTAGCTGAACTTGCCGCTGCCTCCGTTTTTGGAGGCCGAGGTGCCACCGGATGAGGCGCCGGAGCTGGCCGAGAGGTTGCGCACGGTGACCCAGGCCACAGACACTGTGCCGGGCGCTGGCACGGTGTCCAGAGTGATGGAGGCGTAGCCGCCTGCGTCCAGCGTGACCGCCACGTTCTTGTTGATGACCACCGCGTAGTCGTACTCGATGGCGAACTGCCCGCCAGCGTCAATCATGAATTGCGGGCGCAGCAGCAGCGCGGCCGAGGCATAGTTGATCTCGCCCGTGGCGGCGCCCTGCAGGTCGCCCTGGCCGTTGTCCGTGGCCGTGCGCAACACGCCGCCCGAGGTCCATTTGATGACCAGCGTGCCGGGCTTGATGCCCTGGTGTGGCAGACGCATGGCGTGCTCGGGCAGCCGCCAGCCCGTGGCGCTGGAGCGGTTCACGAAGGCCGAGGCCTCGCCCCACTGGAAGATGATGGAGCTGCTCACGTCGGGCAGCGCAGGCAGCGTCACGGACACCGAGCCATTCGCATAGTTGACCGTGCCCACGGCCGAGCCCGTCAGCTCGCCCTGGCCGTTGTCGGATGCGGTGTACCAGACGCCCATAACCTGGAACGAGACCACCAGGGTGTTCGGCGCCGGAAAAGGCTTGAGGATGGCCACCCAGGAAAAGCTTCGGTTCTCCTGTCCGACCTTGATGCGGCGCGTGTGCGGAGCATTGGGCACGCGGATCTCGCGCGGCGAGGTGGCGAGCACCAACTCCCGCACGCCGGCCGGGCGCTGGTCCAGCGCCGCAGTCTCGGTGCGGGAGTTGGGCACAAGCTGGGTGTAGATGCTGGCAACGCGCAGCATGCTCTCGCCCAGTTGCACGGCTGCCGTCAGGGGCTGGGCTCCATAGAAGCTGGCAGCGTCCGCCACTGTGGTGTCCCGGATGCGGGTCTTGCTGGGGTCCATCGACCAGGCCCGGTTGGGCGGCGACCCTGGAAAGGCACTGCGCAGCCGGGGCGTGATCTCGCAGGTGGTGACGCTGGCTGTGTAGTCGGTATAGCCGCCGCTGGAGGAATAGGAAAACTGGAGGGTCTCGGTCTCGGCGCGCAGCACGCGCACGTACTGCAGCACCTGGCTGGCCAAGCCCTCGTTGTAGACGAGGATCAGTGTGCGGCCGATGGTCGGCGCGGGGGTGCCGGGCCGGTGGAAGATCTTGATGGAGCCCTGGCCCTGCACGTGGTTCTCGAGCAGGTAACCGCCCCACTCCGTGCCCGGAATCAGATAGGCTGCGATGGCGGCGGCGATTTCCGAACGGCGCGCAAACACGCTGCAGGGCGCGATGGTGATGGACACGTTCGGGTCGTTGGGCACGGCCGAGACGATGACGTTGGTGTCCATCAGCGGCTCGGTGGTGGGCGTTTGCACGGCCGCGTGCACCTGGCGGATGGACACGTCGCCGCCGGCACGGTCGACCTCGGTGATGTCCTCGAAGACGCCATTGCTCTTGCCCCAGGGGATGACATTGCCAGTGGGGCCGCCGCCACCGTTGGCATCATCGGTCATCACCTTGGATTCGAGCAGGCGGATGTCGCCGTCTTTGATTGGCATCTGCTAAATCTCCATGAGGCGGATCACGCACAGATACCAGTCCGTTGTGACGCGATCCCTGTAATGCACGACAGGTCGTGCCTCCAGGCCGCCGTCCTGATGCCTGAAAATCACTGTCCGCGTTTCGTTTCGCAGTGTAAGAACGAGCTGTAGACCCGGCACTGCGGCCCAATTTCGCAACTGCACAACGACTGCCGACTGCATCCAGGCGCTGCTGTCGTCTTCTGGCTCCAGCGTGATAGGCCGCCCTTTGTTCATGGCGGCCACCTGCACGTCCAAGGCCCCGGTGATCGTTCGCTGAACGTTCTGTTGCACCGGGTGCCAGTTGTCTTCATCCGACCACAGCAGATCTGGGTCGAGGGTCAAGGTGGCGGTGCCATCCGACAAAGTGATCACGATGAGGTTCCTCCCGATGCTTCCAATTCGCGCAACAGCGCAGTCAAGGTGTTGGCGTCGGAATCCGATGCGACGCTGATTTTTCTCTGCCGTCCGCCGAGATTTATGACCACAGTTTTTGTTCCGTTGGGCACTGCTTGACCGCCATCGGCATTCGAACCTGTGTTTACTCGGGTGCGGGCATTTGACAAGACGCGCTCGTTAATTGCTTCGTTAACCAGCGTGAACCAGTCTTTGCTAGCTCCGAGGCCTTGAGACGTGCTCGACGGTTGTCCGTCGCGAATAAATTGATCTACGAGGGCGAGTGCCTCTGCTTCAGACAACCCCTGCGCCTTGGCCGTGTCAAATACATACCGCTGAGTCGGCGCGGACTGCTGCATACGCTGCCCATTTGCATCCAGCGTGAATCCGTCTTTGTCGATATTCCATTTCTTACGATAGGCCTCTGCAGCTTTTTCGGCTGCCGCTGCTTCTCGCTCAAGAAGTGCAATCTGCTTTTCAGAATAATCGGAAGACTGCATATAGCGCATATTCAGCTTGTCGATTGCATCAGCATGATCTCTACTGGCAGAAACCGCGCCGTTTCTCGCCCGCACTTCGTCTCGCAAATCGCCAATTAGGCCTTTACGCAGCCCGATCCCGTCTTTCAGAGTCTTAAGCTCGCGCTCTAATGCAGTAACCGCCTCTCCCGCTGCTTTAGCGCGCAGGATGTCGGCTTCCGCCGCTTGTATACTTAAATCGATAGCTGCAATCTTTTGTGCCCGTAGTGGATCGTCAAGGCCAATCTCTTCCTTCTTAATCTGAAGCATCGCAATCTTCGCCTTGGTTTCTGCGATGACTGCGTCCATAGTCGTCCTTGTAATTTTTATCTCTAATTCTTTTTGCTCAATCAGCAATTTCTTAAGCTTATATTCGTCTCCGTCTGTTCTGGCCTTATCGATCGCCAAATTCAACTTCGCTTTGTCTAGGTCATACTGAGCTAGGGTCAGTTGATACCCAGTGCGTATTGCCGTTATGCCCAACTCGGCATTAGCATTACGATCTTTTTCCGCGTCACGCACCTTGTAAATTGCGATAGCCTGCTTTTCGAAAGCATCAGTGACATTCTTCTCTGTCGCCATGCCTCGTTCTTTTAGCGCTAGCGCAAGGGTGTACTCCCTGTTCGCTGCTTCTTGCGCCGCCCTTAGCGATTCCAGCTTAACGGACTGATCTCCCAGAGTCTCTGTTGTCAAACGGCGCTGCAACGCCTCTACGCGAGCAACTTCCGCTGACTGCTTAGCTTGCTCTGCTTCTGCACGCCCCGTATTCAATTTCTCTTTGAGCTTATCGGTTTGATCTTTAACCGCCTGCGCATCCAAGTTACGAGCTTTAGCGTTTTGCTCAACAACTGCAATCTCTTGCTCCAATATCTTTACGGCTTCAGCCCGCTCGCTTGCCTCTACTGCAATAGCCTGCGCGTATTTTTCTTTCATCTCTGCCGTTACGCGGGTCGTCTCACTCTCACGCCCCATGAGTTCGGTAATTCGTATAACTGCATCGCCTTCATCCTTAGCAGCTTTAGCAATTTTGGCGGCGTCCTCAATACGTTTTTCTTGAGCTTTTAGGGCTGTTTGACTAGCCACTTGATACTGAATGAGCTTGGCGCTCAAATTCAAAGTAGCGTCGGCGTTGAGGCTCGCAGCCAATGCTTGTAATTTCAATGACTCTGTAGCACCTTCAGCAGCAGATTGCGCCATCGCCATTTTTGCGGCTATGTTGGCTACGCTATTTGACAACTGGTCGCCACCACTAACGGCCTTCACCATAGACTGCGTGAGGCCTTTAACCCGGTCATCTGCAGCAGTCCATATATCTTTCAGAGCAGTCCATGGATTGGTCCATGTAATGACCGCTGCTGCAAGTACACCCCCTGAGCGGATCAGAGCCCCGAAGACTTCAACGAGCCCACCTACCGCCACGCTGGCCAGCCCAAGGACAAGGCTAAGGGCACGGATAGCAGCAGTCAGTATGTTCGTGCCTCCCGCATCCCCCAAACTTTGGGCTAAGGCGGTTAGCATGTTCTTGAGATCATTCCATGCAGGGATGATTCCCGTACTTTCTCCGTGCAGTCCTTTCAATGCCTGCGTGAATGGCTCTACGAAATCCCGCGTTGCCAGCTTGCCTGATTCAACCAAAGAGATGAGTTGGGCTTGCGTGAGCCCCATCCCCTTTGCAACGAGCCCCAGGGCGCCCGGCAGACGATCTCCGAGTTGCTGTCGCAACTCTTCCATCGAGACGACGCCTTTACTCGCCATTTGTCCCAGGGCGTTCAAGGACCCCGCTGTTGCTTCTGCATCAAGACCCAATGTGGCTGCCGCTTTAGTAACTGCTGCGAACAATGCGTTGGATTGCTCCAATGGGATATTGGCGCTATGCATAGCCGCCGAGAAACGCACGAACTCCCCGCCCAAACTGCCAACGGCAACGCCTGCGTCACGAGCCGTCTTGTTCAAGAAAATAATTTGGGATGCTGTCGTGCCAGTATCTTTATATATGGCATTCAACCCACGGCGCATCTGATCCAATTGGATAATGGCCGCTATGGCTGCCGCACCCATCTCCTTGACCTTGTTGACCAAGTACCCGATGCCGTCAGCGATCAAATTGCCTGCCGTGATCTGCCCCATGCTGTTCTTCAGCAGCCCGGCAGCCTTGTCGGCCAAGGTCATGGTGCCAGACACCTGGCGCAGCTCGCGCTCAAGGCTCTGCACCTTCGTCTCGGCCTGCTGCATAGCCACGGCCAGGGCGCTACCCGTCACCTTGCCTGATGCAGCCAGGGTGGCCATGGCCTCGTTGGTGCTGGCGATCTCGCGCTGAATCTCCTCGATCGGACGCACGTTGATCTGCTTGAACGCATCGTTCACGCGCTGGGTGTTGGCCGTCAGCTCCTGCTGTTTGCGATCTGCATCGTCGAGGGCCTGCTCCCAGAAGCGCACGTACTCGGCCGCCTGGACCATCTTCTGGGCCTCGGCCGCTTGCTTGGCGAAGGCATTCTGTGCAGACAGCTCACGCAAAGCCGCGACCTGCTCCTGGGTGCGCTTTGTGGACTGCTCCTGTGCCACGCGCATCGAGACAATGGCGTTCGCTTCTCGCTGCCAGGCCTCTTCGTCCGCCGTGGCCCGTGCCTTGGCTGCGGCGTAATCCATGGCGCTCTTCGCTGCCTCGCGCAGAGCTGCAGTTTCAGCCAGGAGCGCCGCTTCACCGCGTGCATACAGTTCGGCCAGGCCCTTGGCCTCGATAGCAGCCAAGCGATCCGCCTCTGCCATGTCATCGATCTCTGCTCTGCGATCTTGCGCCGCCTTGGTGGCGCGCGTGAAGGTGGACTGCAAGGCCGCTTCAGCACCGGCAAGATCCGATACGTCCACCCCCAAGGCGTCAGCTGCTGCGCCCGCTTCGCGCAAGGCTGCGCTCTGTTTTTCGACAGTTGCAGCAGTTGCGGCCACTTGCCGTTCCGCAGCCTTGTACGCGCCTTCAGCCTTACGCTGATCAGCCGCCGCCTGCGTGACCGCCTCGCTGGCGCGCCGGTTTTCATCCCGCAGGGTCACAAGCGCCAAGTTGGCTTGGTTTTGAGCAGCGACCAGTGCCTGCAGTCGGCTGCGGTACTCGGCCGTTTGCTTGCCGGCGTTGTCGTATTCAGCCTTCAGCGCGCGCAGTGCATTGCCGGCCTCGATGTATGTCTTCTCCCCTTCGAGCAGACCTTGCCGGGCCGTGTCCTGTGCTGCACGCGCCTGGTCCGTAGCGGCGCGCAAGGTCTCCAGGCGTTGGGCCAGGTCTTGGGCTGTTTGGCCGGCCCCTTCCTGGCGAGCCTGCAGCGCTGCAGTCTGATCGGCCAACGCCTTCACGCCCTGGAGCGCGGCATTCTGTTCGCCCAGGCGGCTGATCTCGTCCGCAAGTTGCCCGAACTCGGCCGCGCTGGCGTCGCCCGTGTCCGCCAGGCGGCGCAGCTCCTTTTCCAGTTTGGTGATGTTCTCCTGACCAAGAGACTCTATGCTCAGGGTCAGTTTCGCATCGCGGCTGCTTGTGGCCATGTGTCAGATCCTCGGAAAAACAAAACCCGCCAGCGCTCGAAAGCAGTGGCGGGTTGGGCTGCGGGCAGTGGCCCCGCCACGGAGGAAGGTGCTTACTGCACGGGGTCTTGCACTTCGACGATGTACGGTGCGTCCTTGCCCGTAGGTGTCTTGAGGTTGCCGGTCAGCGACACGTTGCCGAAGTCGTCAGCCAGGAAGTCGAATGCGGAATCGGCAGACAGCACTGCTTCCCAGACGTTCACCGTGCACTGGGTGCCGTCGGCCTGGTTGATGCCGTCGAAGACAATGTGTGCACGAACTTCGGTGCGGGTCGAGCCCTTGATCGTGCGACCCTTGGCAGCCGAGTAGGCGCCCGAGACATTGACAGTTGCGGCATCTGCAATGGCGCCGCCAGCCAGCGCCATGATCCAGCCCATGGGGCGGTTCAGCTTGTAGTCGGTGCCTTCGACGTAGGTCGTCGTCCCGCCGGTGTTTTCGACCGAGATCAGGTCGTCGAGATTGCGCTTGCCCAGCGCCACCCACTTGCCGAGCTTCACCGTGACAGGTGCGTCGGTCAGAGTGCCGGCCGCTTCGTTCAGCGCCGCATCCGTGCCCAGGAAGGCCATGGTCAGGATGTCGCCCGTGACTTCCTTCAGCTCCATCGTGAAGGTCGTAGGCTGGGCGATGTTCACCGACTCTAGCACCTGGCCATAGTCGCTGCGACCCTTGCTCGTGGATTGCACCGTATTGACAGCGGGCTGCAACTGGAAGCTATTGGCGTAGATTGGACCCACGAGGCCCTGCGGAACGCCGTCGATCAGACGGTTGATGTAGATGTCGCCGGCGCCCAAGAAACTGCGTGCTGCCATGGTGTTCTCCGAAAGATGTTGCGTGCGGCAACGCGCACGTTCAAAGCGACACCAGTTTCGCTATTTTGCTAAATTCCGGACTGCGGGCAAATTTCGGAGTTAGGCCTGGGCGAGCTGTTCGACGAACACCACGTCAATGTGCACTACGGCAAAGACAATGGGCACGCCGTCAGCACGAGGGCCGATGTCGCGGCCGCGATACGAGACCGACTTGACCCGGCCGCCAAAGCTGAATTCAGCGCCAGCGCGTTCGGCGCGCGTGGCATCGGGCGTCAGGTCGAACAGCGCTTTCTTGATATCGGCCAGGATCTCGTGGGCGCGGTCGTTCGGGTGGTCTGGATCGCACTCGGCATAGCCGCCGAGCACGTAGGACTGCGTGACCTGCTGGCTGCCGGCCCCTTGTGCACCGCCCGGCTTGTCCTCGCCTTCGATCAGGACCGCGCACGGCACCTGCTGGTCGTCGATCTTGCGACGGCCTCGGAACACCTGCAGTCCAATGTCGGTTTCGTAGCCGTTGGCCTTGGTGATGGAGGCCAAGCGCATCGTCAGGTACGCTGCAACGTCGCGGGCACGGGTGAAGGGTGTCATCCCAGAATCCTTTCGACCTGCTCGTCGACGCGGCGCAGGAATGTGTCTTGGAGGTCGTCCGCCACCTCGTCGCTGATGCGGGGTGCTTGGTACGCAAAGAGCTGGTACACGGATGGACCATAGAGATGCTTGAGCTTTCCGCCCTCTCGCCGGAAGACGCCGACCTTCTCGCCCGCGGCTGCGCCAGCGCGCAGGTTGAGCAGAAAACCGCTCTGCAGTGTCTTGGCCGCGCCTTTGACCACTGTGACGTTCACGCCTCCCTGCTTACCTCCTGCGGGGATTTTCAGCAGGCCCTTGGAACGGGAGGCACGATTCGTCTTGCGAGGGACGATCACCATCTGGGCGTCGTATGTCGCAAGGCGGGTCATGAGGGCGCGCGAGCCGCTGGCCGTAATCGCAGCCTCGGGCTTGCCGGCCGTGGCGTGATCCACGGTCATGCGCCGACGCAAGTAATCGTCCGTCAGGTTGATGCCGACCGTGATGCGCTCTCGGGCCATCTCGTAGGCCCGGTCAATGGTCTCATTGAGCACCGTGACCGCGACATCCGTGAACCCTTCGGCATTCAGCCGGCCTAGGTTGTCCGCCATCTGGCGGATCTGGTCGACGCCGATCTTGATGGCCGTCAGGCGAGTAGCCATCACCGCACTTCCATCACGACAAAGCGGCGCGACACGCCGTTGTCTTCGACCGGCACCTCCAGGCGGTAGGTCTTGCCGTTCTGCACGAAGGTCTTGTGTTGGCGGGGGTTGTGGCGTGCATGGATGGTGGCCACGTCGCGATTCGCAACCAGGTCGCCCCGGTACTGCGCCTCTTCGCCACCGATGCCGGCCAGTTGCACGCCGTGCTCAATGTTGATCTTGATCGGCGTCGTGGCCCCATCGTAAAAGGCATCCTCGCCTATTTCGTCGAGGATGCCTTCGGCCATTTCTTGGAACAAGTCCAACATGGCGCCCGCCTTTACGCGGCGGCCGTGGTCAGCTCGATGACCGCTTCAGGCAGCGTGTTCAGCACGATGGGGTTCGACTGCGATTCCAGGTCAACGCCTTTGTTGTGCTGCAGGCGCTCTTGCGATGCGTAGTACGGCACGCCCATGGTGTTGACCGTGTCCATGTAATCGCCGGGGGCATAGGCGATCTGGAACATGCCCTGTACACCTTCGGGGTACGCGTAGGCCTTGCCCGGCGGGATGAAATCGTGCTGATCGCCGCTGCCATCGACCACGCCGCCCGAGTACACCTGGAACAACACCCCGTTGAACAGGAATGTCTGGCCGGGGAACTCGCGATTGAACGCCCCGTTCTGGTACAGCTCCCAGGCCTTGTACATCTTGTTGTGGCCGACGAACTTGTCGAACCAGGACTCGCTGCACTTCACGCGAACACGGGTGAAGGACTTGCCGCCCAGCTTGCGCTGAATCGCGCGCTTCAGGTCTTCTGTCTTCTGGCGCAGATCGGTCGTCGAGCTGGCCGAGTTGATGTCGAAGCCGATAACCTGGCGCGTCATACCGAAGATTTGGTACAGGTCCCAGATCACGCTCACGCCGTCGGCATCCAGCACTTCACCGCGCAGCGCACCGACACGCATGTGCTCCAGAGTCAGGTCGATGTTGCCCTTCAGCACCGTCAGCTGGCGGGTCACGATACGCGAGACCTGCTCCACTTCGGTTTCGGAGCCGACCGCGCGCACGTTCTGCACTTCGTCGGCCATGATGGTGTCGCCTTGGGGCAGATGTACCGCAGCGATGGGGATCAGCTTGCGACGCTCGCGGCCGGCCGTGGCGCGCACCCCGCCGCGAGGCGCTGTGGGCACCAGCTTCAGGCCGGAGCCTGTGCGCTCGATCATCATCGAGGTCGTGGTGATGCCATATTCGTTGAACAGCCCTTCGTCGCCCAGTTGGGTTGGGACACGGGGGATGTCGACGATGGTCTGCGTGAGCTGGCTCACGCTGAAGGCGTCGTCATTGAAAATGTCGAGGGTTGCCATTTCTTGTAGCTCCTGAGTCGATCAAAAATGGCTCAGAGAGCCGGGGTGTGGATGCTCAGGCCGCCGACCGCGCCGCGCACCTTGATGCCGACCTTGCGCAGGTCATCTTCGGCCGCAGCCGTCAGGCCGGTCAGGGCCGAGCGCTTGACTTCGCAGTCACTCGTGAAAGCGACAGCCGCCTTCAGGCCTGTAGCGGCGGGCAGATGGCTGTACAGGATGGCGACCGCGGTGCCCGTGCCGGTGTACGGCAGGTAGTTGTCGTCTGCCGGGATCACGTCGAGGGTGGCGCTATCGCCGGCGACAGCTGCTGTGGTGCCGGCCGTCAGCGTGAAGCCGATGCCGCCTGCCGAGAAGGCCGTGCCCAGGGCGCCGGCAGAACCGACTTGGGTGCCGTTCGGATCTTTGACCACGAAGGCGGTCGCCGACGTGAAGTCGATCGTGTAGACGCCTTCGATCGCGAGAGCGCCGGCCGAAGCAGCCGAGATCGTCGGGTTGCCCGTGGCGCCTTCGTCCATCTCGAAAGCGACACCGCCGACAGTGTCCTGGACCAGCAGCGCGCCCGACTTGACCTCGGCGCCGCTCTGGCGCACGTGCACGTTGTCGCGACTGCGCTGCCCGCTGGCCTCATGCAGGATGAAGTCGGCCAGGGGTGGGTTGTTGTAGAGAGCGGTTGCCATGATCAGCGTCCCTTCTTCGATTGAGCGTTGTGCGAAGCCCAAAGCGTGTTCGTGTTGACGACGGCGGGCTTCGCAGGGCCTCCGTTCGTCGTGCCGGTTTTCGGGGTGGCGGGCGCGTTGTCCACCTGGGTGTCTGTGTCGGCCAGGTCCTCGATCAGCGCCGCGCGCACATCGGCGACGCTCTTGTTGTCCCGGATGAATCGGGCGGCCTTGGCCTCCAGATTGCCGACCTTGCACAGCGCGGTGATCTCGCGCGCCGTGGCGATACGGATCTTGGCTTCGTCGACCGAAGTGCAGGACAAGGCCAGGAATGGTGCGTGGGCTTCGAGGCCCCCGGCCGTGGCCAGGGCGACAATCGCTTCGGCGACCGGCGTCGTCAGGGCCGCCTTGTCGGCCGGCGACAGTTCGGGTTCCGGTTCAGGTTCGTTGGTCTTGGCCGCGAAGAGCTTGGCGACGTTCTCGGGCATCGACGCACGCTCCACATCGAACTTGGCTTGCATCCGCACCTCCGCCAGGAGGTCCGTAGCAAAGCCGGCGGCCAGAGCTTCGTCGGCCGTCATCCAGTTGTCTTTGCCCAACATTGCGTCGGCAGTTGCCTCGTCGACGCCGAGGCGGTCCACGTAGATGCCACGCAACTGGCCCTTGACCTTGTCCATCGTGTCTGCGTGGTCGCGCAACTCGTCGGCTGTGCCCCAAATGCCGCTGGCGACGTTGTGAGTCATCGCCATCGTGTTCTTCGGCATCTCGCGCTTGTCGCCAGCCAGCAGCAGGACGCTGCCGATGCTTGCGGCCACGCCCATTACACGGGTGGTGACTTGAAAGCCCTTGGCTGCGTGCGCGCGCAGCATGTTGAAGATGCCTAGGCCGGCAAACACGTCGCCACCAGGGGTGTTGAGTTCAACGTCGATATCGCCTGCGACGTTGGCGAGCTGGTCGCGGAAGTCCTTGGCCTGGGTGCCCCAGAAGCCGATCTCGTCGTCGATCGCCAGAACTGTAGGCTTGCTCGCAGTCTTGGCGCTAAATGCAAAGCAAGGTCGCATGTCGCAGTCCTTTCAGGAATGGCCGCATTTTGGGCGGCGTCCTGCTAAACAGGGCTGCGGTTAAATTTCGGGGTTGTCAAGAGGCGCCGCATCCCGGCGGCTGCGTGCTCCAGACATAGACGAAGACGACGATGGAGATGAAGACTTGGCTCGGAGATGGCCAATGGCCCATCCATGGTTGGCACGCGGAGACCAATCCTGCACAGAGCACCAGGGCCAGTGGTGCAATTTTGCGCAACGGCACGCCAGGGGAGAGAGTGTCCAAGCGGCAAAACGCCAGTGCGGCGATGCTGAATCCGAGCAGCGCATTGACAGTCGCCAACAGCAGTTTGCTCTCAACCATGACCACCTCCATCGCCTCGCATCTTGATCAGGATATCAACCAGGCGCGACACCTTGCGTGCCGCCCAGGCCATCACAGCAGGCCAGCGGTCCCCAATAAATCCGATCACGAATGCCACGGGCGAGAACCATGCGCGCTGATCTTCGATTGGATATCCTGCATTCACCACTGCCGAAACGGAGTAGGTCAACAACACCGAAAGGCCGTTGACTCGGACGAAGAACAGCACCGAGTTGAAACCTGTAGTGCGCTCACGGGCCACAAGGGCGAACGAGGCGCCGATCGTAGACGCAAAGAGGATGACGAGATATGGGCCCACCACGTGTGCGACGGCCGGAGCAAAAACGACGGACGCAACGGCGACAGCCGCACTGATCGGATCGATCTGCGGCTGATTCATTTCAGGCCTCCCGGCAATTTGGAATAGTGCATGGATGCCTCTTGTGTCAAGTTGTCACACCCTCGGCATTCTGCGCAACCTAGCGAAATATCGGCTGCGGGCTGTTTTCGCCGTAATCACATCAAGAACGGCCAGCCGGCCGTGACATCGATCTGCGACAGCGCCAGGGCGTCGTCGGCCGCCGCATCGATCTGGTCCTCGATGCGCTGGCGCGTGCCCGTCAGCAGGCCGTGCACCTGCCGGTATGCGTCATCCTTGGCCCGGATGCGATCGGCCAGCACCAGGCGGTCCAGCCCGCGCGCCAGCGCTGCAGCGTCGATCCAAGGCGAGGCTGCAGCGGGGTCAGCCTCCAGCGCCCTCGCCTCTTCCGTCTGCACGGGCCAGCTCTCGCGCTCGCTCAGCGGGTAGCCTGCGGCGATCACCTGGATGTGCTTGCGGTACTCTGCGGCCAGGGCCAGACGCAGGCCCGCCGCGATCTCTGCTGCCGGCCGCAGCTCGGCAGGTAGCGGCACGCCGCCGGCTGCGAGCCATGCGCGATACTCGATGGCGTCTGGGTTGGGCGCCAGGCCGGGAGCGTCACCGAGCGGAACTGTCGCACGCATGCCATCACGCCACCGATACACAAAGGCCTCGCCAGACATCTGATAGGTCGTCATGCGTACTGCCCCCCAGTGGCAGACGTGCCGGCCGCATTACCCGGCAGATAGCTCGCCCCCGCCCCATTCACGTCGATCACGGCATTCATCTTCACGTCATACCGCTTGCCAGTCGCGGCGCCGGAATAGGTGTTGATTGCCGCGCGCAAGATCCCGGCATTTGTCGCGCCAAAGAACTGCAAAGCAAACGCCGGCGTCCCGGAAAGCGTACAGGCGATGACGTTCCCCTCGATGGATGCGCCACCGAATGCATACCAGTGCCCGCCAGCGCCTCCGGTGATGCTGTAGTCGCTCGAAAGAAAGACCCGCGCTCCGCCTTCCGCATAGACGTGCATGTATGCGGAGTTCGCCGCGCCGAAATAGATTTTCCCCAGCGTGATGAACGTGGGAATTCCGCTGGCGATCACATGATTCGCGTTTGTCGTCGCTGTCGCAAGGTCGCCAATGAACCAACGCCCCTGCACAGACACTGCGCTGAAGCAAGCACTGTTGCCAGTGCTGATGAGCACATTCTGTGGCGCACCAGAATTTCCGCGAATGGAAAGCTGCCCACTGCCTACAAAAGACTTCAGCGAGGCGCCAACCGAATATGTGCCATCTGCAATCTGAATGGTGATGTTGAACCCGCCGTTGTCCAGGGCGCTTGCAACATCGACGGCCTTTTGAATCGTCGCGAACGCCCCGCCGGCTGTATTACTCAGCCCGGTGTTGCTGTCACTGCCATCGGTGCGGACGTAGTAGGTGCGCGCAGCGGTGAGCATCTCGCGCACGCCGGGCAGCGTGTCGCCCGCGGGCAGCTGGCGAATGCGCCCGCCGACCCTTACAAG